GTTGTAACGACGCGGGTGAGAGTCTTACTCTCCAGTAGTTAAGTCCACCAGGCGTCAGAGAGATCTAACAGTGATGGGTGGTCAAGCCCATAATCTTTCTGATAGATCTTTCGGGTAGCGGTCGGATAACCGTACCTGCCAACATCTAAGTTCTTCAAGACGTAAATTAACTCATCCAGTTCATCACTAGTGAGATCATAACGTGCTACGAGAGCCTCAATGGTATACTTCTGACGTCGACCTACCTCCAGATTGAGAACACCAAGAACTGACGAATACGTCGAGTAATCAATTGGTTGCTCTCGCGTCACGTGGACTTTAGGAGATAGCAATTCAAGCTCCGGATTTGAGATGTATGCCAACAGGCCACTCATCAACAATGTCTGGAATTCTGCCGCCGGAATTTGCAGGTCGCCCTTGGCAACACCGCTGGCACGCAAAATAACTCCTAAGTTCAGGGTTGCATAATACTCACCATCTGCAGTCAACGTTGGTGACATCTTAAGAAACTGAATGTCTTCAGGTTTCTGGCAAACGTCATATGTAACGATGTAGCCGCACTGGCGACAAGCTTCAACCAAATCAGAAGGAGTTTGCACATGATGCAAAACACTCCAACAAAAGATCAAAAACCAGGCACAAACATTAGTGATAGTAGTTATTGTACTACCTGATTGCAAATAACATCCGTTTGGCGTGATGATGATGTATTCATCACGGTTGGTGGGGTTGTGTATCTTAATAGGTGCCATAATTTGAGCTCTTAAGGCCATCTCAATGTCGAAAGGCGCTTTAAAGGCCTTAAAAAATAAGTCAAAAAGTTCAGGCTCATGACTCATATCACATGATGAGATGTCGAAATTAGCAGTGGTTTCACCTCCATCGAAAGACACACAACAGTCGTCTGAAAAGACAACAAATAAGAGACTATAGGTATTGGATAACAACATTTTGAAAGCTGCCGTAATGATCTCGGGGTCAGGGGTGGTGATAAACCAGAAACAGCAATTATCGACCTCTATTAGTTGGTCACCAAACTGCTTCTTGCACCATTCAGCATAAGCTGCCCCCTGTAAGGACGCCCCAACACCCAAATCCACTATGATACGGCCATACTTACCAGTCTTGGCCCATTCAACGGTTTTCAACTTCATCTCAACAGTGCGTAACCAACAAGTAGCACCGTTGGATCCATCAGTTTCTCGTGCTTCCCAGTCGGCCTTCCGAAGGGCCAACTTAGGATGTGGGGTTTGAGCTAGCCTCTCAGCCGACTCGCAAATTCCCTCACCAAACTCTTCCAACACGACCCGCCAAACTGTATCGCAGAATAACCTTTCACACAAGCGTATAGCCTTCTTCTGATTATTCCGCAAATAAGTATCATAGCCACACATAAATTGGGGCTCCCTCTGGGCAAAATGCCTTCTCAACCCCAGCTTTAGCATGGCAGGTGAATTCTCTATCATCCGGCCATCATGCGGCAAAGTATACCCATAAGCGGTACGCTTCCAAGCCGCTGTCTCCAAACCGAGACCTTGATCTCCATAGTCTGTAAAATTAATCTCCCCATTCATCATAAATCGTTCCCCAACGACTAATGTGAACCTCCCGTTGTTGACGAACATTTTATCTACGTCCGCACGTGTAGGTATAATAGATATATAACCGTACTCCTCTATGGAGTTAAACCCACACGGGTACTGGTGAGCTATGGAAAATCCAGTGTTACAATACGATTACTGTGAGTATTCTTACACACAGCATGCATGTCACACACGGATCCAGCGGGTAATGCCATTATTAACCATTGTTGTTTCAAAGTGAGAACATTTAATACCTTGGCCACAGTAAAGATCGTAGTCATGACTCGGGTCTCCTCCAGATACCGTTTGTCAAACTGTTTTACGATCTCAAACAGTCTAGCTGGGGCCCAAGATGCCACCTTATTCTCTTTCATCCCTCCAATTTGCATCTGCCCACAATAACTCAGTAGATGTGTCAATAATTTTCCATATATATCGACGTTCACCATACCACCATACAAACCTTTAGCAAGGTCAATTGTTGCCTCAGGCGTTATGGCCTGGAACGGTTGACCACCAAAAACCGAACACCAAAACCCCGGTTGATAGTCACGCGCGAACTCAGCAGTAATTCGGCGTGAAACTATCTCGCGGGCACGAAGAGCATCTTCAAGATTTTTAGGATCAAGTAGACGGATGTCTGGGGCACTCTGAGTACTATCGTACCAAAATGCCCGATATGACTCCATCATCCAATTAACAAAAGCTCGATATGCTCCTTTTTGTGTTCGGAAAAAGGTCTTGGGTTCCTGAATTAAGATATAAGAAGGTTCCAGGTGGTCGTGCCATACAGCAGGAGGTTCAGCTGGACCATCTGCGCTAGAAGACACTGAAGATGATCTCTCACTTTCGCCATCGAGATCAGGCTTAGTGAGCAAATTTATTACATCATCTTCAAAGACATCTAACTCTTCGCTGGTCATATCGACAGCGTTACTCTGTCGTTCCAGCGGCAAGGGAGGGATCTCACCCTCCCACCTTCTTAATAACGGCGGCATAACCACTAAGGATTCCCCTCTATTAGGAATCCCTTCTTCACGTGATATTGTCTCGCCCAGGACACCCTGATTTGTATTAGACTGGTAGGGGACAACGGCCCGCGATTCAATGTTCTGGTGGACACTCTCCAAAATCGGAGGTACATCGTTAAGAGCACCAGCACTTGAATCGCAGTCATCGACTGACGAACCAACCAACATCTCCTCGGTAACTGACAGCGATTCTGCTGCTGGGATCAGTTCCGGTAAATTCTGCAAGGCCATCTCTTCCTTGGCTTCTTCAATAAGCTCTTTAAGTGAAGGCTCGCAATCGATTCTCTGCCGAACCAAACGATCTAAGTGATAATGGACGGCACTAGGATAGTTTTGTTGACACAACCGTGCGTCTATATTACAAACTACCATCTCCATTTCACTAGCATACTTGCAGAGCTTGACTTTCTCTGCATGACGCCGCGCGGGTCCATAAAGGTTCGGCTTGGGCTCGCGTGGTTTAAGGTGGAAATGTCTCCCACACTTACTGACTGGCTTGTTACATTGCATGTAAAGTGGACCGGCAGCCTCAAATCCACTGTCTCTCTTACGCCCATTCGTTCGGGGCAATTTACTACGTTCTTCTTCTCGACTCGTACTAGCGTTTGATGCCTAGCTAAGACATCAAACGCTGGACGAACCAAGAAGGCAAAGGCCTTCCGGTCGCCAACGTTTGATTTCCCCCGGCGCCTAATAGGCAATTATGTACAGTGAGTGCAACCGCTGGATAGCACACAAAGTCTTTTTTACTCCCCCTATGACAACACGTCCCATACCGTGAGCAATTGGGGATACTGGGGCTAGAAAAATGAAAAACTGCAGCTACTTAACCACTCAAAGGGGGGGGCGAGCGAGCCATCCCTTGGTACTTTACCAGGCATGCCAAGTTTTGGTTCTAGGCCAGAACGGTCAAGAGGACTACCTCCAATCGTAAAGAGATAATTGAGAAAAGATAGAGTATTTGAAAAGAATAAAAAGGAACGGTACATGCATGAAACAGAAATAATTTCAAAAAGATAAAATAAAATGACCGGTACATTAATTACCGACCCGCAAATACGGATTATCACGCCCGTTCCGCATGCTATAATCAATAAAAGGCATACTTTGCGAACGCCTAATATTGTCTGCGAAAGCAGACGCAGCGGACCCAGTCAGCTCTCCAAGGGCCTCACCCAAATCCTGCATCATCGACTTCTTAGGTGGCACATTCGGTTGAGCTGCCATTCGCAACGGCAACTTCTGTGCAGCGGCATTTACCGCCTCAGCGCCAACCGGATCAGCATGTGAAGGCGTCAGTAGAGCCTGCGTGACCCCACCAATATATTCAACATGCGCCACCGTCTCAATCTCAAAAGTGAGACCGGCGGCACCAGTGACCACCAAAACTATTGGTGCCGCACCATTACCAAAAGATGCGGAATAAAAATAGTTAGTGTCGGAAAAAGGATAAGTCTCAGCCAGAACAGCACCGGTACTACTAGTGGAAGTGAATGCCGATGCAGTGGCATACTGTTGCTCACCCATATCGGTGGCGCACGTGACCGTCCAGATTTTACGCGTTGTCACGCGACCTATCTGACATTCGGCCTTGGCACCTAAAGAGCTAGCAGTAGCTCCATTCTGGTTTCCGTGCCAGGGGTCAGAGTACAGATAATACGTGCCACCCACATTAGAAATGGGAGCAGTACACTGCATCGACATTGCAGCTGACACCATGCGACCCTTAACGCCGTTTGCAAAATCGGCACCTTGGGAGGCATCAAACTGTGAGACTGTATAGGGAGCATTGTTGAACCCAGCGTTAGCCCCAGTTTCTATGGGGACATTCACTGCTGAGGTACTAACACTGGCAGCCGTACCAGCGAATGTGGCATCCGAATACCATGTGGCCGCTCGGTCATTGGCCAGTGATGGAGAATATAGCACAAAACCAACTCCACCCGTCCCCACGGTCATAGTGAACCGTGAAAAGAGACGGACCTTCTGAGATGGACGGGCCGGAGCCACTGGGACACATGCCCCCAATGCCTCCTGACTCCAAGGATCAGAAATAGCTGCAGCATACTTGGCTGCGCACCTAGAGAGTACAGTGATGGGATTAACCAATCGCTGACTCCGAGTTTTAGGTCGCTTACCTTTCTTCTGCTTCTTTTGTGTCTGTTTTTGCTGTACGACAGACAACGTAACGTTTTGTACTTTCTTGGATTTGTTGTTCACACATTCTGCTAGTCCCACGGGAGTGTTAACCCCGTGGAGCACCCCAGGACAAGGGTATAAGTCCTTATCTTATAACGCGTTGGGCAGCACTAAAGCCATCACGCGGTTTGACTATTTCCAGGGATCCCAGAGGGTGTCAAGTACTGTCGTAACCCCTAACAGTCGGCTTTCCAAACGGGTACCCTAAACCGCGGTAAATCTAGCCGACACCATTGCCTTGCTATCGACAATGGGAGAAAATGAG